ATGACGGAACAGATGGGCTACCGCAATGTAGATCGCGTATATGCTCTCGCAAGCCAAGGCAAATTCTCCAAGACTGATGAAAACGGCAAGCAGACGCTAGACCTACTGGCTTTGTCGATGATGACCTACATGGCCTCGAAGGTAATCGACAAAGAGGATGTGAACGCCGTCGTATATCAAAACCGTGCCTACTGGTGTTATTGGGAGGGTTGGGACAAGATGATAGAGGGTATGGGCATGGTCATCGCCTCCAAGGAACATGATTTAGACACTGCCGCAGAAACAACAATGGCCCGCACACGGACAGCGCGAAACCGACTGAGCCGTGGTGCAAAGTTTTTACAAGAGCAGGGCTGTATAAAGCAGCTAAAGGCTCCGATTCCTCTAGCGGGGAAGAATGCCATCTGGCTTCTGTTGCTTGGTAATGAGAGGGAGAACCGCGAAGCTGAGCGAATCGCCCGATTGTATTTCAATCTTCCGCCCATGAAAGCGTAAATACGCGAAAACCGCCCCTCCGTCCAGCGTTACTGCTGGGGGAGGGGCGGTGGTATTTATTCGCTGCGACTACTTGCCGGCCATGCGTACCGGGTTGTATGCGACTCCGAATCCTGCGGCGATGATGCCTGCGGCGGTACTGATGAAACCGCCGATTCCGGGGGAGCCGAAGCTCATGAACCCGAGTCCGATGACCGAGGCGACGAGCGTGACCACGTAGATGACGGTGCGCACCGTGTCATTGAATACGGGAGTGTACGGCGTGGCCGTATGGTCGGGAATATTGGGCGTGCCGGTTTCCGTGATTTCTTCGAGTTGGGTGTCCGGCGTGTTGTCGGTCATGTTTTGCTCCGATCAAAAAAATAGTGGTGATGCCGCCATCGGGAGTAATGGCGGCATCGGTTGGTTTTAGCGGCAGGTCACCACGTCACCGGGATAGTAGACGTTGATGTTGCCGGAGGGTACCGTGCATTGGCTGACGTTGTAGCCGTGGGAGGTGGCGAACTCCCATACGGTGTCGCCCCATTGAAGAACCTTGGAGACTCCGTGGGACGGCGCGGTTGTGGAGCCGCCGCCGTAGGTTACGACATCGCCCACGTAGTAGCGGTTGATGTCACCGCTCGGCGTATGCCATGCGGACAACGGCCAAGCGTTGTGGGCTACGGCGAGTCCCCAGATGGTTTCTCCCCACTGCATGACGTGGCTGATGCCACCCGTGTTGGTCTGGGGTTTGCTCGGCTGCACGGGCGCGGATGGGGCTGGCGTGGCCGGTGGCGTGGAGCCGCCGGTGGGGTTGGCGTACAAATCCCACTGCCATGCCTCGCCGCGGAACACGTTGAGGTCGATGGGACTCCACGTGTTGACCACACCAGTACCTGAGTACTGGCGCATGGCCTCGCCGTACGCGCCCAGCATCCACGGGTCGGCCTGATAGCCGGTCGGGCTCATGTTCGCGTACTGGGCGATCCACAGGCCGTAGTTGCTGCGGATGTCGCCGGGGATGGTGCCGGCCACGGGGCCGGTGTAGAGCAGCGGCTTGACGCCGCCCGAGAGCCGTTCGCATTCACCCATGAAGCGGCGTACCCAGTCCCAGTTGCCCCATGCGGGGTTGTCGTCCATCTCCCAGTCGAGGGCGACGATGCCGTGACGCCAGTAGTTCGACGTGTTCCGGTAGAAGAACTGGGCCTCGGCTTCGGGGTTGCCGCCCATGGCGTAGTGGTAGAGGCCGAATTTCTTGCCGGATGCCTGCGCTTGGGCGATCATGCGGTTGGCGTCCGTGTTGACGCCGGACACGAGGCAGTTGTTGTTGACTTGCCCGGTGCCCCATGTGGTGCCGACGACAACGAAGTCGGCCTGCGTGTTGGCGATGTCGATGCCGCACTGCCAGTTGGACACGTCGATGCCCTGCATGTCCGCGTGCGCGGTCGCAGGGAGCGTCAGCATGCACACGGCGGCGACGAGCGCCGTGACTTTGGCGAGCAGCCGCTTATACCATGGTTTCGGCTTGCTTTTGTTTTTGAACTTGCCCAAATTCGTTTTCCTTCCTGTGTGTTGGGTGGGCATGAAATAGCCCCCGTCGGGGTCGGCGGGGGCTAAGCCTGTGGTTTTCTCGGGGCTATCGGCGCGTCCTGTATGTCCTGATTGACTTGGGTGCCGTGCCCATTGCCACCAAGCGCGTGGTAGGTGGCGTAGACGCCTTCGGCGCGGGTTTTGAGGTCGTTGTCGGCGATACCGCCCGCGTCGACCATCTCCCGCTGCATCTGCTCCAATTTGCACAGGAGCATGGTTTTCACCCCATCCTGCAGTGGGTCGAGACGCTGGTCGAGCTGGGTCAGGCTCGCGTCCACCTGATCGAGCCTTTTCGACAGGGCCGGGTCCGGTTTGCCCGCCTGGTCGATGCGGCGCAGTACCCATCCGGCGACCGTGCCGCCGCACGTGGTGATCACGGAGACCAGGATCGTTGCCCATACGGGTATCGTTCCGGTCATCAAGTCATGGCCTTCTTTCCTTTCGTCAGTTGATGTTCAGGGGCATGGTCGAGCCGGTGAAGAACGATTCGTCGCTGCCGGCCTCGGTGCAGATGATTCGATAGAACGCGGTGTCCTTGCCGGTCCGGCCTCGGAAGATGAGGCGCACGACACCGTCGGAGGGCACGGTTAAGCCGACGCGCAGGCGTTCGTTGTTGGCCCAGTTCTTGGACCGGCCCAATGTGGCGGAGTGGGAGTCCTGGACCTCCATGAGGGGGCCTCGGAACGTGTCCGTGGCCTCGGCGGCGCCGCAGGACGCGACGAACGCGCACCTCACGCCCGCCGGCAGGCCGGAGACCACCCATTCGGCGTAGCCGCCGATGAGGTCGGACGAATGCCGCAGGATGATGCCCGGACTGTCCGGAGAACCCCACTGGTTGACGCTGCAGTCGAGACTCCTCGTGGGTTTCGGATCGCCCAGCATGGGGTTCGGGAACCAGTTATGTCGCATCATCGGCGCTCACCGCCGATCACTGCAGGGGCATCGAGCCTCCGTCGAACCACGGGAACCGGGGGAGGAGTTGTTGGACGGTCGGCCATTCGTCGCCCTCGTACACGGCCAAGGCCTCCAACGTCAAACTGCCCCCGCCAAGGCAGAAGATGGTGTGGTTGCCGCCCTCGACGGTCTTCTCCGCCTTCCACGTGGCACCCGATGGGGTCGTGTCCGAGGCGAGCGGCGTGCCGTTCTCTATTTCCACGTTCAGCCCGCTGGTGGCCGTGTAGGCGACGACCACGACACGGCCCGATCTCATCAGTTCCGGCCACTCCTGAAAGTTGGTTAACGCCCAGGTGCCGTTGTCGGCATGCGTGTAGCGGTAGCGCCCGCCGGCGAGGCGCTCGACATTCACGCCGCCGCTGCTGGCCCACGTGTTTAACTGCTTGTGGCATGAGGGGTCGGTGTACAGGTTGGTGATGTAGCTCATGCGGCCACCACCCAGTCAGAGCGGCGGAGGCGAGCAGCCAGACGACGGCGTTTAAGCCAGCCCCCCCCCCATTGGTTAATGGCATGAGGTCGCCGTCGAAGTAGCCTTCGCCGAGTGCGCGCATCTGGTTCCAGTCGGCTTCCGTCATGAGCAGGGGCTGCGTGAAGTTGGCGCTGCCCGAATCGGGGCAGGCGAGCCGGATAATGAAGTTTCTGGTCGGCGTGAACTTGAGGATTGCTCTGCTTGCAGACGCGGCGGAGCACAGTGAATTCCAGGGGTTTGTCTCGGCGATGAGGACGTAGCCGTTGCGCACGGTGGACTGGTCTCCGACCACGTTCCAGATGTCCGTCTGGAACACGAGGCTCGTGTCCCGTGGCGTGTTGAACCACATTTGGACGAAGCAGTCCTGTCGGCCTTCCTGGGCGGTTATGGTGACGCCCTTCTGGTTGCCGGCGATCATGGAGACCGTGCTGTTGGTGGGGGTGCCGAGCATCATTCGCGGATACGTGAGGTTGCGCAGATACACGCCGTCTCCTTTCTGTTCTGGGCATGAAAAAAGCCACCCCGTGCGGAGTGGCTTTCGGAAAAATGGTTGTCGGTGTCGGGTTACTTCGCTTCGGCCAGCTGGGCCTCGAGCTCCTTGACCCTGCGTTGCAGTGCGGTTGCCTGTGCTTGGCTGATGGCGAGTTCGCGGGTCAGGGTGGCGTTACGGGCGCTCATGTTGTCGAGCACGTCGTTGATGTCCGCCTGCACGAGGCTTTCGGTTGTGTCTGTCATTGGTTATCTCCTATCGGTGATGGTTGGTGTGACGTCGTTCAGAAATCTGGTTCGCGCCCGGTCGATTTCCGTCGCGTGTTCGGCGAGCAGGGTTTCGAGGCTCGTGGCGTCCACGCCGGCGGGCAACCGTATCGACGGCTCCACCGGCTCGCCGGCGTTCGGTTCGTCCAACGCCCGCGCGGCGGCGAGAGCCGCGTCCGCCTCGTACGAGTCCACTATGGTCGTGGCATCCAAGCCCAACAGCCGGCGGGTCTCCGCACGCCCGTCGGCGGCCAGCGCCCCGTTCGCCTTGAACGCGCGGTGCAGTGATGCGGCGCGCACCTGATTCAGGTCGACGAGCGCGTCATGCTCCAACTGCTCGTAGGCGCTCGTCCACGCGTTGCGACCTGACTCCGCGTCGATGACGCCGGGGTCGGCGACGCGTTTCGAGACATCGAGCATCATGGCCACGGTCTCCATGTCGGACGTGGTGCCGAGCAGCAGGCCCGTGGCGGCGATGTCCGTCAAATGGGTTCCCCATGCCGTGCCGCCGTCGATGCGCCCGTCCGGCGATGGTTCGCCGCTTCCCGGCAGGTCGATGAAGAGCCGGTCTCCGATGATTCGCATGGTTCCTCCACTATTTCCTCAGGTATCCGAACATCGTGCACCAGATGTTGGTGCCGCCGCCGGGGAACATGCTGTAGCCGCCGACGTTCGCGGGCATCGACTGGACCATGATCTCGGCCCCACTGCTGCTCTCGTTGCAGGGGGCGCTGGTGCACAGAGCGTCGCCGGTGGCGTTGTTGACGCCGCCGACGATCTTGTAGCTGCCGTATCTCGGCGGCGTCCACGAGCCCTTGAACCGAAATACCATCCATGGGCTGATGTGGTGGGTCCCATCCCAGTACATCGACTGAAATGTGCCTCTGGACGCATAACTTCCCAAGAAACCTCCCATGTACAGGTATCCGCTGTCGATGTCGGCTTGGATGCCGACTCGGCCATTGGGGTCCTGCGCGGCGAGCGTGGCGGTCGTGTCCCCGGTCTTGGGAGACCACAGAGTTAGGTAGGCGCGCTTTTTGCCGGTATCGGGCGAGTCATAGTCCTGATATGCGGCGAGGAACACGGTGCCGCCCTTGGTGGTGTTGTCGGAGCCCTTGCGTTCGCCGATTCTGGCGAACGCGCCGGGGTCGTGCTCCGCGCGGCGGCCGCCGTTGAACGTGAGCGCGCTGACTTCGCCTTCCTGCTGCGTGGTGGACTCGACCGCGATGTACGGGTGTTTGTACGAGCCGGTGCCGTGGTAGAACTGGATGCCCGCGCCCTCCAGCTTATCCGAGCCCGTGACCTCGGACTGTTGGAACGAGTGGCTTATCATCACCCTGTTGCCCGACAGTCCGGTCTGGAACGTGCCGGTCAGCAGGTTGTTCGCGCCCTCGCCGTCCAGATGCACGGTATGGTTCCGCTTCGAGTCCCACATGTCCAGCGCGTTGCCCCGCAGCTTCCAACCCGTGTTGTCGGCGGTGCTGGACTGGACGACCGGCGCGTTGATGACGGTGCTGGTCATGACTCCCGCGTTGACGGTGGGCGCGGTCAGGGTGCCGTTGGCGAGTATGCCGCCGTCCATCTTCAGGTTGCCGTTGGTGTCCAGCGCGAATTTCGCGTTGCCCGAGGAATCGTAGCCGACGAGTCCGCCGCTGGTGAGCTTGACGCCCCTGTTCGCGGCGCCCGTGGTCTGTATGATCGAGCCGGTGACGGTCACGCCGGAGAGCGTGCTGCCGCTGGTCAGCGAGCCCTTCATGGTCACGCTGCCGTCCATCGACCTCGCGTACAGGGTTATGCTCCCGTTGGCGTCCCTCAGCACGAGGCCGTCATCGTTCCACAGCATGCGCCCGTTCGTGGTCGTGATCGTCGAACCGGTGACCTGGCTGGCCTTCACGGTGCCGACGAGGGTCACGCTGCCGGTGGCCGAGTCCGCCGCCAGCGTGCTGGTGCCGGATGTGTTCTTCAGAACGATTCCCGCGTCGTTGATGGTCAGCCTGCCGTTCTCGGTCCTGTAGACGGCGCTGGTGATCGTGCCGCCCGTGATGGTCGGCGCGCTCATGCTCGCGTCCGACACGATCGGCGCGTCCATGGTCAGCTGCCATTTGCCGCTCGAATCGCTGGCGAAGCTCAGCAGGTGCCGGTTGCGGTAACTGAATATGATGCCCGAGTCGGTGATGGTCACGTTGCCGCCCTCGGTGCGGTACGTGCCGCCGACGATGGTGCGGCCGTGGAAGAACTCCGCGTCCACAAGCTGCGCGGTGATCGAGCCGGTGGCGATGATGTTGCTGGCGACGAGGTTGAACTCGTTCCACTGCGTGCCGTCGAACTGTCTCACGGCGGTGACGCGCGAGCTCAACGGCACGAGCACGCTCGCACTGTCGTTCGCCGCGCCCTCCCAATACGTGTAGAAGTCCGCCAGCAGTGAGGTGCTGTTGTTCGCCTCGCCGAGCCAACGGGTCCAGTATTTCTGGGTTACGAACCAGAAGTCGCCGGCCCTCACCGTGTTCGACTTGTCGTTGCGCGGGTCGTCGGGCCCTTTGAAGATGGAGTGCATGCCGTCGGCGGTCTTCTGCGCGTTGACCGCGTTGTCGTAGGCGTCCTGGGCCTTCTTCTCGGCCTCGGCCAGCGCCTTGTCGGTGGCGGCCTTGTTCGCGTTGATCGTCTTGTTCGCCGCCGCGAGGTCGTCCGACACCTTCTTGGTGGCGGCGTCCTGCGCCTTGTCCACTGAGGCCTGCGCGTTCTTGTTGTCGGTGATGGCCTGCGCGTTCTTCGACACGTCGGCCCTTATCGCCGCGTCGGCCTTGTCCTGCGCCTCCTTGTTCGCCTCGATCCGCGCGCCGGTATCGGTGAGTTTTTTGTCGACCACGGCGACCTGCTGGGCCGCGTCGTTCTTCGCCGCCGCCAGAATCTGTTCGGCGCTCTTGTTCAGATCCTCCTGCGTGAGCACCGGGGCGACCTTGACGCTGGCACCCGCGCTCCACGCCGACTTGTTGCCGGAATGATCGACGCTCCTGAGCGCGAACCACCATGTGCTGTTCAGTTCAAGCCCGGTCACATGGCAGTAGCCGTCACGCGCCACGCTATCCCGGTATTTCCAATTCCCGTTCGAATCGGAAATGCCGACCTCCACGTGGTCGAAGTCCAGCTCCATGCCGCCGCCGGCATTGTTCCTGCCGTCCCACTGCACGTCCACCACGCCGAGCTTGCTGGTGAGTATCGGCTTGGACGGTATGCTCGGCGGCGTCACGTCACTGGCCACCAAAGCCACGACCACGTTCGACCAGTCGCCCAATTTGTCGGAATACGTGGGCACGGCGCGCACGCGGAACTCATAGCGTTGCCCGCATTCCAAGCCGCCGATGCCCAACGTGAGCCGCTGCGCGTCAGTCACGCCACCGGAAACCCACGGGGCACCGGCAAGATTCTTCCGATACTCCACGCGGTAGCCCGAAATGTCGATGGCCGTGTCATCCGTGGCCTGCGAAACCGCAGCCCACTGCAAGGTCGCCAGACCCAAAGCCGTACCACGGGAGGAGATATACGCGTCGGTCGCCACGACCAGACCGGTCACGGCCTTCGGCGTCCGATGGTCTTTTTCCGGAGCGGGCAGGCCACCACCGGTGCCGCCGTTGATGGCGCCACCGGTGATGCCCTGTACTCGTTTCGCCTGACGGACGGTCGCATCGTAAACCTTGTCGTTCAACACGACCGAAGCTTTGAACTGATTGGATTCCAAGCTCAACGTGACCTGCTGGACACGCACCTTCTCCCCATGCATGACGGTTGGCGCGGTGATCCAGTCACCCGGACGGTAATCGATGAGAGGAAGACTCGGAGCATCGTTGACACGCAGGGCCCTCGTATACTGGCCTCGAACACGTGCCGCAGTATCCAGAGTGGATTGCATATAGAGGGCGGCGGTATCATCATCGCTGATTCCCTGCTGGGATAGATACGTCTCCCACTTGCCCCAAGGGGAAGGCGCTGCGGGATTATCCCTCGTGAAAGCCTTGTTGTTATCTCCCTGCACGAGAATATGCGAGGCCAATGCCTCGATGCTTTCCTCTTCCGGGGCTTCGAGCACGTCATGCGCCAATTGGACGGAGATGCGGCTCAGATCACGGCATAATGCCGTGGAGTCCATGTTCCAGATTTTCAATGTCCGCTTGTCGAAAGCCCAGTCGCAAATCTTGTTGCCGGCGAGATTCGCCAACGCGGTGAGACTGCTGATGCCCGGCGTGTAGGCAAGCGTCATGACGCTCTTCCACGCAGCGCCCGCCGAATCCCTGCCCGTGTCGAAACCGCAGGTGACGGGGATACCGCCACGGGTCTTGTTCTCATCAAGGAACGTGCGCATGACCAGACCGGCAGAGGCCTTCTTGAACACACGCTTGCCCTTATCGTCCCCGTCACCCTCCAGATGAGCGAGGTCGAGCATGAGCGCCTTGTTCAAAAGCCATGCGTAGGAGGGGCAGGTGAACGTCACCGTATCCGAAGAGTCCAAGGCGTCACGACTGCGGGAGATGAGCACGAAACGACCGTTCAACGGTTCCAGCCATTTGCCGCCATCGGACACTTCGACCGCGATTTCCAGACCGGTTTCGAGCTTGCGTTCAAGAATCGACCCATTCAACGCCTTACGGGAATACTCCAATCGGAGCGCGCCCGTGTCATCGTGCAGGAAACTCGCGGAAAACGAGGACGGCTGGGGGAGCAGGCCCAGAGTGTCACCGTTCGGCTTGTACGCTTTCAAACGGATGGAGAGGTTCTTCATAAGTGCCTTCCCGTCACCACCATGCGCGTCGCACATGCATGAGCGCATCGCCCGTCGCGCCCGTGGCGGTGACCTTCAATCTGTAAAGTTCGGAAACGTCTGGCCATACCTGCAGGATTCCTCCCGCCGGATAATCCAAACCGGTGGAAACATCCGTGCCGGTCGGAGTCCAGGAGTTCGCATAGTCGGAACGCCATGCGCGCATGATGTCGGGCCTGATATAGAGGGGTTTCGCACTGTCCGCCGCACCGGTCCAGCTGATTCCAGTGTTCGACGTGGGGTCGGTCAGGGAGACGGAGGTGACGGTGCTGGGAAAACGGAACACGATGTCCGTCAACGGGGCGTCGCCCCAGAAACCGTCGCCGGGGATACCATCCTCGAACAATAGGCTCTCGGAATTGTTGGCCTCACCACGCCACATGGTGATGAAATCCGCCAACAGTGAGGTACTGTTGTTCGCTTCTCCCGACCATCTTGTCCAGAACCTGTTGATGGTGACGGGTTTCGGGAACACGAGACCGTCCTTGTTCAATGGCAATGGGCGATCCCAATATTCCGATTCATGCCACCATATGTCCGGCATGGCGAACTTCGCGGTGAACGACACCAGATTATTCGGATGGGAACTGTCATCGTCGGCGGTCAACGAGGTGAGCTCCACCCGCGTGGACTGCTCCACACCGTCCTTCACCCTCGTAAGAGTCAGGTTAGGCATGGAGCACAATCGCATGATTCGAGAGGATTCCTCATACACTTTCGGTGTGAAGGCGTCCACTTTCAACGTGATCTCACGCTCGTCGAACACGGGCGGAACACCCAGATTCAGGGTTCCGCTCACGCCGGGCACCGTAGTGACCGTTCTGCGGGTGCTGATGCCCGGCATGAGCGTGGAGCCCACGATGACCAGACAGTTCTCCGTATCCAACACAACCCCGTTGAGTTTGTAGGACATGGTGGAGAGCATCATTTCCTCCTACTGCAAGAGACCGAGGTTCGCGTACTGGTCGAGCTTGTTGTTCTTCTGAACCTCGATTGGTGTGACGCTCGGATAGATGAACGTCTGGTTGTACGTGTCCCCAGAACTGGTTTCGATAGGCATCGACCAGCCTCCGGACTTGGAACCGCCGTTCAACCCTCCGGAAGGCATGGTGATCTGACTGGTGCGCCGCGCGTCCGCAATGTACTTGCTGGGAATGCTGCCGGTCGCGTTTATAGCGGCCATGATTCCCCTGCCGTACAGGTTTTCCATGCTTTGCACGGCGGCCTTACGTATCACGTACTCACCGGTACTCGCATCCGTGTAGGCATTCAACGGAACCGAATCGCTCGTATTGTTGCCCTGACCAACCACACGGCCCGTCTTGGTGACATTCGAACCAGCTACCTCGCCGCCCTCAGCGTTCTGGCGTTTGACACCGAACACGGCAAAGAACTTCTGCTTCGCCCATTCCCAACCGGATTGCATGGCGCTCCAGAAGGAGCTAGATACGCTTGCCGTACTAGCGCCGAACTGGGCGTTATAGCTGCTTCCGTTCCATTGCCAACCCTGATTTGAAGCCGACCTCTTGGCGTTTGCGGCTCCTGCCGCGTCACCATCGAACGACGCGGTGGGATGCTGGGCACCCCAGTTGCGGGCGTTCGCATCGGCGCTGGCCTTCGCCGGTCCGGAATTGTCCTTCGCGTTCAGGTCGGCGGACGGAGCCAACTGGTCGTAGGCGTTGAGATTGCCTTCGACGTAATCCAACGTGGCTTTCGTCAGATCGTCGGCGTTCAGCTTGGTCGTGTAACCATTACCATCAGAACCAGCCTTGAACAGTTCGGCATGCTTCTTGACAATATCGGTGGCGACGATCGCCTGAGTGCCATCGGCATCAAGGACAATCGTGTACTTGCCGGAACCATCCGTACTGACGTTCTTGCGTAGCTCGTCCATCTTCGAGCTGACCTGATCCATGCTCGTGATGGCACCACTGTTGATGCCTTCGAGAATAGTCTGGAACACCGCCGTGTTACCGTCCCCGGGGAAAATGGCTCGCAGATTGCTCAGGTACTGGGTGAGAGCGGTCTTGGTCTGCTCGGTCTCCGCCTTGAACAGGGTGGTGACCCCCTCGGGGGTCAGACCATAGATCTGCTGCAACCGTTGCGCGGCATCGGCGGGAATACCCATGCTGTCGGCGGTGGCGAGGAACTGCTTCGCCAATTCCGCCTGCTTCGCCTTCACCTCATCCGCGCTGGCACCGGACTCGACCATGCTCTTCAACAGGTCATGACCGGAATTGCCCAGATTCTCCAACGCGGACTGCGCCTCACGACCGGCCTCGCTCATCGTGTTGAACGAGCCCGTCACGCCCTGGATGCCAGCAGCGTTCGCATCCCAAACCGGGCCGCTCTGCGCGGCCAACTGATTGACGCGGGCTATCGCATCCCCCATATTGGAATACGTTTCACCGTAGTCGGAAGCCGCGTTCAACGCATTCTGCTGAGCTGTGCGTTGACGTTCTGCCCAATTCGCAGCAGTCTGCTGAGCCTTGGCCAGCATCTGAGTACGTTCGGCCTGAGTGGAAATGGCGATGGACACCGAATCGGAATCCTCACCAAGCTTGATGAGCTTCGTGGCATAACCCTCCGCATACCCGTTCGCTTGGGCAATGGCCTCGGAATTGGCTATGTACTCGTTGCGCTGATCCTCAAGCGCGGTTTTCACCTTCTGCGCGGCCCTCGCCAGATCGGCGTTCTTGCCTATGCCATGACCGACGTTGACATTGTATTTCTCAATCGTCGCATCGAGCCGGTCAAGTGTCGCCTGGTATTCGGCCTGCGAACCGGTAACGGACTTGGTGAGATCGCTGACGTTGAGACCGAGCTTCTTGGCCGCGTCGCTCACCGAATCAAAACCCGTGGTCATATCCGACCACCAGTCGAACTTCGTGCCGGAATAATCCGTGTTGTCGAAATTCTCCTTGATGGCCTTGCCAACCTCGGTGATTCCCTCGGCTGCGGACTGAGCGGAATCCGGTATCTTCTCCAACGCGGTGCGAATGTTCTCGGACGCCTGCTCATTGGCCTGAGCGGTTTTCACATACTCCGAGTAGGCGGCAGTCACCACGGCCACGCCAGCGGTCACGGCGGCTCCGACCGGCCCGCCGAACGCGCCCAGCACGGCGCTGCCGACACCTTTGGCCAAAGCACCGGTCTTTCCTAGCACGCCGTTTGCGTTCCTCACGCTGTCGGCTATGCCATTCAAGGCCGGGTTGGCGGCGATGAAACCGCTGACCGCATCCTTCATGCTCGCGCCGGCGGTCTTGGTGGTCACGCCGAGCCCGTTCAACGCCTTCTGGTATTCGACCATGCGCAGCGTGTTCTCGACCAGACCAGTCTTCACCGTGTTCCAAGCGGTCATGCCCGCCTTGCCGAACGTGGCGTACAGGCCTATCGCGGCCTGAATCGGTTCGGGCAGCCTGCTGAACGCATTGGCGGTGGCCTCGGCGGCTTTGGCGACCGTGGTGATGAGCGGCGCGCTGGCCTTCAACGTGGCGGCAAGGGTACCGCCGAACGTTTTGGACAGCTGGCCCACGGTCTTCAGCAGCTGGTTGAACGCGGGGCTCGCGTCGCCAACCGCTGAGAACACCTTCTGGAAGCCTTCGGACACTCCCGACGAGAATCCGCTGATGCCGTCCTTCGAGTTTTTCAGAAGACGGCTCGCGTTACGGGTGAACGAGCTGATCGTATTGCCCGCATCGGTGAACATTCCGGCGGTGGTGTCGCGCAGCTCGTAGGCTGCGGAACCGATGTCCGAGAAGGCGTTGCGCATCTCGTTCTTCGCGGCTTCCGCGCCCTTGGCCCACGCCTTGAACGTGGTCTGGAATCTGGCGGAGTTCACCGCACGGTCGGCCTTGCCTACAGCCGTGCTGAACCCCTCGAGCCCGTTCTGGCTTTCCGCCAACGCGGAATACAGGCCCGTGGCGATGCCCCACACGCCCTTGAACGAGTCCTTCAGATAACCGGCCTGTTCGCCCACCTGCTTCATCGACGCGACGATCTCGCCGGTGGCTCGGGTCTTATCCACCCAGTCGGCGAACTTCGAGGCCATATCACTGAAATAGGAGGCGGCGCGAGGCAGGTACTGGCTGGTGCCGTCGCTCAAGCGGAGGAACGACTCCACCACGCTCCGCAGTCCCGGATTGAGATTGTCCACGGCCTCGGAAGTACGGGAGAATATGGTGGACAGCTCGCCGGCCTTGTCGGACTCGCGGATGATGTCCGCCAACCCCTCGACCACCTTGCCCTCGCTGGACGCGATGCCGGTCATGCCGGGGATAAGCGTGCCGCTCACATCGTCCATCAGGCTTCTGATGGCTGGACGCGCCTTCTCGTAGAACGCCTCGTCCATGGCGTCGCCGAAACCGGCGAGCTTCGTCGTGGCGATGTCGATCTGGTCGCTGAACGTGGTGCCTTTTTCGCCCCACGCATGTTTGAGCACGACGAACGCCGCACCCAAGCCGGTGATGGCGGCGGGAGCCGCGAACGCGGCCTTGCTCATGGCTCCGAGACTGGCGGCGACGCCGAGCACGCTGGAGGAGAGGTTCACCGCGCCGGCGGACACTCCGCCGATGACGGCGCCCACCGCACCCAGTATGGGAACCTTCGTGTCCAACGTGTCGAACAGGTTCACCAATCGCTGGAACTGGTTGTTGACGCCGCGAAGGCCGGTGGCCCCGTAGAGCATGCCGTCGATGAGCTTGCCCATGTCCGTGGCATGCAATCTTGCGTAGATCTCCACGCTGCGCGGGCGGGTCAGGTACATGAGGTGGGCGGAAGCCGCAGCGGACTTGAGGTCGAGGTCCATCTCCAGCTTGTCGTGGTCGTTCTGGAAATCACGGGCCTTGCGCCGCGCCTCGCTCACATCGAGATCGAGGTTCGCGACGTATTTGAAGTCCTTGTCACGTCCGGCGAGATGGCCGGCTGTGTTCATGCGGTCGATGGCCTGCCTGTAGGAGTCCTCTATCTCCTTGGGCAGGTTCACGTAACGGCGGCGAAGGTCGTCCAGCTCGCGTTTGAGCTTGTCCGCGCCGTCCGTGTAGAACTTGACGCGGGCTTCCTTGCGGTTCAGCTCGTCGGTCTTGCGGGCCACGTTCTCGAGGTCGGAAATGACCTTCGCGTAACGGTCGATGTCGATGCGAATCTTCGCGCCCGGATCGTTTTCAAGCTGTTTGATATCGCGCCTGATGCGGGCGATGGCGAGGTTGGCCTCTTTCATCTCCACGACGTTCGAACCCAACGGTTTGAACTTGAGAATCGCGTCCTGCAGGGTGCGGATACGACGCTTCGTCTTATCCAGCACGTTGATTTGCCGGTCACCGTACTTGCGGGTGAGCGTGGACGTCTTGTCCATCGCGTCGCCGTACTGCTTCACCAGCGTCTTGTTGTGCTTGAACTTGGCGGAACTCGTATCGACCGAACGGTTGAACTTCTGGAAGGAACGGTTGGCTGCTTCGACCCTCTGACGCAGGGAACGCAGGTCGCGCAGCTGCTTGGTCAGATCGACCTTCGGGGAGATGTCACGCTCCTCGATATCCTGCACGGCCTTGCGCAGCGCGCTCGTATCGCCTCGCACCTCGACGGTCTTGGAGAGACGGTCGTTGTTGATGCGCCGTTTCGCCGCCGTCCAGTTCGCATCGTCCACGTCGATGTTCAGCGGAATGGTGAGATCGTCATCCGCGTACTTGGCGAGCTTGCGGCGCAGTTCGAAACCGAACTCCGTGGTGTCCGGGTAGATGCTGATGCCAACGGCACCGCCCTCGTATATTGCCATCGGCGAACCTCTTTTCGGTTATCAGGAGGAGAACAGGGCCTTTATCGAATCGAGGCTCGCCTCGACCGGTTTTTTCGGCTGTTCCGTGTCCGGGGGAAGAATCGGAGTGAACTCTGGGTGCTTGCCGTTCTTGGTTTCCATGAGCCCGCACGTCAACGCGCCCACATGGTTGAAAATGCCCAACAGGAGGCTCGTGTCCTGCGAATAACGGTGATAGGAGAGCATGCGCCGTGATTCGCCCTCATCGGCGGTCTCGGATCGCATGGGATGATTCAGCAGCCATTCGCGGTACAGGGACTCGTCATAACCCGACAAACCCTGCAGGAGCCTTACGAGAAACCCGCCGTCATACTCGTGGAGGGCGGCGGGCATATCAAGGTTGTAGAAGCGTCTGAAGTCGCAGGTCAGTTCGACCGGGCAGTTTCGGTAGGCGTCCTCGACGCTTCGGATTTTCCCAGTTCGACCCTGTAGAACATGCTCAGGGTAAGGAACGCTGAGAACAGGACGTTGCCGTCACGGCCCGTGGCCCACTGTTCGTAAGCCTTCTCGTCCTTGGCAAGACCCTTGTAGAAATCATTGGAGATGGATACGACGCGGGCGACGAGCAGGGCTGCGTCCATCAGATCATCCTTGGCGTCGAGCTCCGGCATCTGAGTGTCGAGAAGCGTGAGAAGCACCGTGAAATCAGCGGACTGCTCCGCGTTGAAGTCGTATGCGGGAACCAGCTCTGGAAGCCCCTTCAACTCCGGGTATTCCTCGACAAGCTGGCCGAAAGTTTCGGGAAACTCCTTCTTCGGAGTCTCGGTGTCGTTTTTCTTGGCGGTCATTGCCGTCCTCCTATCCGTGAAACCCTATCCGTGAATGAAGAATCCCCATACGGCCCGGATAGGAGAACCGTATGGGGATGAATCAATGTCAGGCGGTGGGAGCCGGCAGCTTCACCCCGCCGAGAGTGGAAGGCTGGCCCGCGAGCCGGATATCCTTGCCAGCCTCGACTGTGGCTGGCGGGTCTCCACCATCCGCAGCGCGGATGGCTGCGGACCCTACTTGAAATCCTCCGGACTGAACAGCGCGTAGCCTCCAGTCTCACCGTTCGGGCCCTTCTTCAGGGCATCGGTGGACTTGACCACCGCGTTGAAGCTGAACTCGGCGAACTCGTCGCCGGTCAGGTCGATGGTGTCGAACGTGAAATCGGTCTCCGGCAGATACAAGCCGAAGGACAGGTTGTCGCCGTCATCGTAGGCGAGGACGAACAAGGCGAGCTTCTGCACGATCGGCTTGATGGGCACGATCACGCCGCCGTGGTCACCATCCCAGCCGCCGGTGACCTTCTTCAACGTCGCCTTGTCTCCCTGGACGCTGGCGCCGCTGACGGTGATGGTCGGGGCTTCGGTGGAAGTGCGTGCGGCGGCCATCAGCCACGTGTCGATGGTGGTGGTGTCGCCGCCGTCCTTGCTGAAGCTGATCTTGTTGGAATTGGACGTGTGGCCGAGATTATCCCAAACGGGAGTGTCCGCGGTACCGACATTCACACTACCGGAGTTCAACAGAAACTGGTTGACGCCGGCAGTCGGGATGGCGGTCTTGGCCGGGGCCGTGAACACGGTTCCTCGCGCGGCCTGAAGCAGCGCATCGCCGTTAATAGCCATGATGGTTCCTTTCGGATATTGGATTTGGGTAAAAGAAAAGGGCCGGCCATGTGGCCGACCCCTGTAGGTCAGATGAGGTCCCGCGCGTCCATTGATGCGTCGAAACCGTATTCCTTGATGTTCTTGCCTTGGTTCTCCTTGGCGTCGCTGCGACGCTGTGGGGAATCAATGCTGTTGATGCGGCTTATCTTGCCCGCCGAGGTCTTCTCCTCGAACGGCCATCCCATGACGGTGCGGTACAGGTCGCGGGCGAGGCCGCTCGGATTGTTCGTGTCGGCGGCGAGAACGGTGAACGATACGGTGAACCGCCACAAGCCCCTGTCAACCTGTTGGCCGGGAGACACCTCATAGAGAATCACCCGGCCGTTCTCGGTCACGGCGTTCAGGTCGAGGTCGATTTCGCTGTACACTGCGACCGACGCCCAATCCTCGTTCGGATATTCACGGTTCAACAGTTCGTAGACGACCTGTTCGGCGTCGATGCTTTCCCTCACATCGATGGCGAGGTGTTTGAAGATGTTGTCCATGACGGCCTACACCTTCAGCTTCGAGGCCACGTTGCGCATGGAATGCATGCCGGCCAAACGACGTCCGGCACGATTGTTGACGTAACCGAACTCCAAATGCGAGGCGATTTCCGTTCCCTCACGGCCTTTGACGCTGAGAACGACCGAATGGTCCTGCGCATGGCCGGGGCGGACGGAGACGTCGATGCGATCCGTCAAGTCCGCTCGCGCCACCGCATGATTACGGTCGTCAACCGTTCCAACCCCCATCTGCGTTTTGACCATGACGGCCGCTTTCTCGGCTGTTTCGAGGGTGATTTCGGGGCCGAACATGAGCGCTATGTCACGGCCTATTTTCGGTTTGATGGTCACGCGGCCCATCGGTGCCCACCTCCTTCGACCATTCGGGTTCGGGAATTCCGCCGGGCACGTAGCCGCCGATGACCACGCGACGGCAGCGAACCTCCCAATGACGGGAAAGCACGCTGCCGCTGCCACGCCATGTCGGATAGCCGTCGGCGTCATACCAGTCGCCCTTGTACCAGATACGCGAATGAATATCACCGGGCCACTGGCGTGCGAGAATCTGCAAGGGCGTGACCTCCTGAAGGCCCCCGCCGTTCTGCCCGGAAGGACTCTTGTCCTCGGCGCCACTGATGGAGAACATGCCGGCCTGCTGCGCCCGGCCTTCGACCGAACACACGACCTTCACCGGGTCGCCGACCTGCTCGTGATAGCCTCCATGCGCGTCCTGCACATGACGACGGTTGACCACGATCACGTAATCCGTATCGAACAACTGTTGGACGCCATGGCCGGTCAATTCCGTACGGTCGTACAGGTGACCTCCGCCCAGCTCGTCGATGTCCACCCCGTCGTAGAGGTGGCCCATGTCATAGGTCTCCATAAGCGCCTCACATGCCGTAGGCGCGGTCGAGACCCATATGCACGGTACCCATCGGGCCCATCGAGTCGGAATGGCCTTCCAGCAGCGCCTTCTCACGTTTCGACACGTACAGGTTCATGGAACCGTCCTTGCCGGGCGGATTGTCCTGCGCATCGAAGTTCGTATACGAGTAGCTGCCGTTCGATTCGGTCTTGAACTGCCGGTAGCGGACGACACGCAACACCATCTGGCTCACCACATAGCCAAGCGTGCGCTCCTTCAACAGGCCGTTCTGATAACGCGGGGCCACGTTCTGGCATTCAGCCTGAACCATGTCGGCAGCGACCCCGCACTCATTGAGCAGCCATGCGTTGGGAAACCGGTCAAGGAGAAGGTCGGGCTGGTCGAGCGCGTTGACACGCAACCATTTCAGCCAGTCGATGGAATCGATGGAAGCCACGACCCCTCCTTACTATCCGAGGACGGAAGCCTTCGCGGTGCTGACGGCCTCCTGCAGGATCGGCATCATCGTGCCGTTGGCCCACAGGTCGTACTTGACCGGGGCGCCACCGGAGAACATGGCTCCGATGAAACCGTCGTTCACGCTCTTGTTGATGCCGTATTCGGGATCCTGTCCTTCTGCTGTCGGGCCGGAGGCGGTGAAACCAAGACCCGTATCGTTGAACGACGGGAACATGATGAACGTGCCGTTGGGGATTAGCGTGTTCGTGTCCACCGGCATCTTGAAGCCGTTGTTGACCTCAAGGTCGGTGTACAGCACGTCGATCATGCGCACGTCGGCGAGGCCGCAGGCGGTACGCAGCACGTCCAGCACTTCGGCGCGGGTCAGGCGCGGCTTCGAATTGGCAAGGGAAACGCCCGTGTATTCGGTGATGAACGACTCGTTGGTGCGCAGCGCGTCGATGACCTTGCTGGTGGTCAGCGCGGCACCCGGAGTACGGCCACGCTCCTTCTTGATGGCGTCCACCCACTTCTGCACGTCGGTGACCGGATCGGACTTCACGTCCGACCAGACTTTGGCGGGAGTGAGCTTGGAGATGCTGGTCGGACGGTCGAACGTCCACGTGTTGGCCTTCAGGCCGTTCTCCTCGACGGTGATCTTCGCGTCCACCATGGCGGCGATGCGGGCCAGTTCGATGCGTACGGCGGCTTCCTGGCCCAACTGGGTGAGGATTTCCACGGCCTTGTCATGCAGCCACGTGGAATCGCCCGTGTGGTTGATGACGTCGCGTTCGGAGATGTGGCCCATCTTCGACAGCGGGATAAGGCCCGTGTAGTTCTCGCCGGACTGGGCGACGGTCTTGCCGTGAGCGGCCTCCGCGTCCCAGGCGCGGAACTTCATGGCGTCGGTCTCCTTCGGCGGGATGATCTTCTGCCACGTCACCGTGTCCTTGCCGTCATTCGACTTGACGGGGAACACGGAGCCGAACGGCAGCAGGCCGTCGATGAAATCGAAGCCGGACTGCACCACACCCGACGCCTCGGACGGGCTGATGATGTTCTTTTCCAGGGTTCCACTCATTGAGGGTTCCTTTCAGATATACGAAAGCCCGCCACAATGGGCGGGCTTATAAGGGTTGTTGGATTGGTTACTTGGCGATGCCGGCTGTCTTGAGTGCGGTCACGATGTCCGCCGCGCTGGCGTCCGCCGCGATGGTCACCTGCTTGACGCCGCCGAGCGCGTTCGCCGTGGCGGCGGGCAGCGTGTAGGCGGGGGGAATCGTCGGCTTGTCCTTCAGGCTGTTGTAGGAGCCGTCGAAATTCGAGTTGCCGGTGCCGGCGCCGATGGCGGTGCGAGCTGCGGCGGCATCGTTGGCGGTCAGGATGCTGCGGCCGACGGTGGAGGCGTCGGTGATGTTCGCCGCGGTGACCGTTACTGGAACCGTGATGTTGGAGGTGGCCGAAGCGTTGGACAGCGGGGTGACGGTATCGTCCTCGATGTCGAAGAAGCTGCCGCCCCACACCGCGCCGTCGGCGGGAACGACCGGCAGCTTGCTCTTGATGATGTCACCACGGTAGCGCATGCCGACGTTCGCACCGTTGACCACATCCCAGCCGCCGAACGTGACGCTGATCTCCACCATGCTTTCCAGCAGGCCGGCGATCTTGTTCTGACGGCCATCGGTAGCATTCGGGTCATACGGGCCGTATTCGCCGCTGGCGGTGATCTTGGCCAGCGGGATGCCGCTCTTGATCCAGATGGTCGTGGCCTTGTCGCCCAGGCCGGTCAGGTATTTGTCGCGCTTCGTCTTGTCGTTCACGTTGAACGTGGACAGGTCGAGGGTGACGCTCACGGTGCCGTCATCGGTGTGGTTGCCGAAACGCCACTCGTTGTTCTCCTCCACGGTCACGATGCCGGTGGAGCGCACATTCTCGTATGCCATGTGCTTTTCCTTTCGATTGAATGTTTGTGGTTACTTGGCGGAGCGGGCTTGGCGCCTCTGCTCCTGACGTGCCTTGGCGGCGGCGTATCCGTCCGCGAACGAGCCGGAACGAATCTTCGGGTCTCCCTCGCCACGGGTACGTGCCCCTTGTTCGGCCTTCTCCCGCACAGGTTCTGCCTTCACCGGAGACGTAACTGGATTGAGTGCCGCGTATTTTTCGGCCCATTCGGAAATCTTCTCCGGTTCGGTCTCACCGCACAGGGCGAACACGTCATCGCTGATCTGCGGGTGGGCCTTCTGGGCCTTCATGCGCGCGTTTTCCACCTGCAAGTCATGCAGCTGGCTCTGGGACTCCTCGTAGGCGGCTTCGGTCTTGCGAAGCTGCTCGTAGTTGTCCTTGGCCTGCTTCTCGTGCTTACGGGACAATGCCTTCCAGTCGGGGCCGTTTTCCGTCTCATCGACACTGTTCGCGGCAAGTTTCTCGGTGGTCACTGCGTTGGCGATGATGCTCTGGTGGGTCACGCTATTGGCGGCGAGATTGGAAGCGGTGATGGGACCAGTGGTCGAGCTGTTCGCGATGTAATCCGTACCGGTATTGGCCGTGACGGTCTGACCGGCGTTCTGAGAACCGTCCATGACGGTCTGATTCTCCTGATTGTTAGCCATGATGGCCTTTCTTGGTTAGGCAGCGGTGCCGAGCATCGACTGCACTTGGTTGAGCAGGGCACGTTGGTATGCCCATGATTGCCTCAGATGGATCGACGGCTTGAACCTGTAGGTTCGGCCCTCGTATCTGAAGTGGACTTCCTTGCCGGTGTCGGACACCTGCTTGTAGCGTTTGGAGAACTCGATCGCACGGTCCTTCATCCGCTGGAACTGTTGGAGCGTGGTTTTCCGGTCCGGCGTGGTCCACTTGTCGGAATCCTTGCCGGGAACCGGGTTCGGCGTATCCCTCGCGTCCTGCGCCATGAGGATCGGGCCGAGTTCGCCGTGCGTGATGGTCTTGACCCTCACGTTCTTCAACGCCGCCGCCGTGGTACCTCCGGCCTGTTCGTAGAGCTTTTTGAGATCGTCGGAGTTCAATTGGAATCCGGGATCGTAGTCGGAGCCCGCAGGGGCGACGCCGCACTTGCAGTTCGCGTGCAGGGGGAGCAGGGCTGCGGTCGAATACCATCGGTCTGCGGCGGCTATGCACAGGCCGCACGAACCGGAACGGGAAAGCTCCGGATGAAGCACCCTGCGGTATTCGAGCACCTTGCTGCCGCGATACCGGCCCAATGTGGCGTCGGTGGAGGCCCGTTCCACGTTGTCCCACACGTTGGTCTGCAATCGCTGCAACGCGGATTGCAGCCACTTGTTGACCTCATCGAACAGCTCATCACCCTTCTTGGGCCATGTTTCCGGCCTTATGCCGGGGTTCTTGACGGCCTCGCCGCGATAGTCTTCTGCGGGGCGTGCGGCCACCAGCCACGGGTCGGTGTTGACCCTCGGATAGACGAGCTGCTGCACATTGCCGGCGGGAGCGACGCCCACCATGCGCAGCGTCTGGTCAGCGTAGCTGATTCCCAGCCTGCGCACCTGGCCTATCAGGGCGAGTTCCAGCAATGCGAGCCTCGCGGCTGCGCCGTAGGTCACGGCGTCGTTCCACCAGTCGGCTGGCGTGAGGCTGAGCCACATGGTGCGGGCCAGCCTCACATACTCGTTGACGAGCCTCTGACGTGAGGATTGGAGCGCGTTGGATGCGACCTCCAAGGTCATAACGGCCATCATTCACCGTCCACGGTCGGGGGCTCATCCGCCTGCACCACGTCGTTTTCACTCGTGGTATCGGTGAACGCGAGAGAATCCGTCTCGTCGGGCAGGACGCCCGCCGACTGCTGGGAGGTCTTGCCTTCGATCATCGCGTTCTCGGAGGCCATGGCCTGAGCGAACTGCGTGTCCATGAGGTCCTGCATGGCCTCGGCTATCTCAATCTCGGTCATGCCGTAGCTGCGGCGCATGTTCGTCTTGACGGGCAGGATGCCCTTCGAATAGTTCGCAGCCTGAGCCTGCTCCAACTGGGATGGCGGGTTGATGGGCTTCCACACGGTCTCGAACCGTTCGCCTGCGGCGCTGTTGCCATCGGCTTCCAACGCCATGCGCATGAGACGGGTGAACCCGTCGTTGGCACGCGCGTTCATGTCCTCGACCTTGAACACCAGACCCTCACGCTTGAGCTGCGCGCCTTCCGCGCTGCCGGAGACATCGGGGCTGAGAATATCCAACGGGGTTCCCGAGGAGGCGGCGAGATGCTTGATGTCGGAAGCCACTGCGGTGATGAGCGGATTGATGTCCGTGACGCCGGACTCCCAGAACTTCGCGTCACCGGGAACCAGCCACAATGCGTCTGGCCCCTGCTGGAACAGATCCTTGTAGTCGATCCGGTCTCCGGCCTGAGCCAATCCGTCACGAACCTGCGGGTCGGAGTCCTTGTAGAACTGGGGCATGTTGCTCATCGACACCGCACGCTGTTTGAACGCCTGCAATTCCTGAATGCAGAAACGCTGGAAACGCTGCTGATCGATGCTGCACAACGTGGGGATATGCGGCTCGAACTGGCCCTTGCCGCCCGGCGCGTGCATGCGCACGATGGGAAGGCATTCGCATTTCTCCGCGAAATCGTAGGTGCTTTCCGCACCGCCATCCCACTGGAACGTAGGCGACAGTGTTGGGCGAAGCTTGGAATCGTCGTTGGCGATGCCGTAAATCTCCTCCTCGTCACCCTCGTCCAGAAGACTGCGACTATCGGTCTCGTTGTAGGCAATATGACAGTAGACGTCCTTCACACTGCCGTCATCATTGCGTATCAGACGGTAGAGGGCGAGATATTCGCGTCCCTCACTGGCCTTGTACCAGTAGTTGACCGCCGAATCCTCGTCCGAGGAGACGTACGTGTTCCAAGGGCTGAGAACCGTGATATGCGAGGGCAGCTTGTTCTTGTTGACCAATGCGTAGGCGTTGCCGTACACGGCGAGATCGTGGAACATCTGACGGCTCTTCAATTCCATACGGCACTGGGACCACATGTCGTCCGCCTTCGTGGAACGCATCGTCTTGTCCGCAATGAGCCGGAACCCGGTGGGCCGCTGGCGGTGTATCACCGCATCGGCGATGGCCTTCGCCAAATCCAACTGGCAGATGGAGACGAACCTCTGATACACCGCGTAGCCGGACTGGTTCGTACTTTTCGGAATCGATTTGACCGGCACCTGCTCCTTGCCGTCGTAGAACGTCTTCAACGTGCACAGGGTCGGGATACGGGATACGAGGCCGTTCGCCAACTGGGTCAGCAGCATGGCATCGCCGTCAGGCTCCTCGTCGCCGGGGATAAGGCTCTGCAATTCGGCCAATGCGGCCTCCTTTCATCAGATTCACCAGACACGCACGGGGGCGAACGACTCCTCCTCGCCGGAAACCGTGGCACCCAAGTAGATATCGCGGGCACGGTAGGCGAGAAGCCCGGCCATGGCGGCGTCGATCTTATGAGGGCTGTTCGGGGTCTCCTTGAACACGAGGTATCCTTCGGGCTTGTCCTTGCGGCGTCCGTTGCGGAAATGGTCGATGAGCCGAGGGTCGGCGAACAGTTGGATGTTCGTCACATCGGGCTCGTCGTATTTGGATATGGTTCTCATGGGCTCGTTGAACGCGGCGCGCATGGTCTTCAGTTCGCTCATCACGTCACGCTTGTAGCCGTTCATCGGGAAGCGGATGTGCGAGCCGTTCGACCTCGGATACACCTGAAGCCTGTCACCGTAATCCAATTCCCATTGCGCGATGTACGGCTCCCATTCGTCCGTGTCCGCGAACATGCCGACCACGTTGTAATGGTTGAACACCCAACGCACCCTGCCGTCGAAGCTGTCGCGGTCAACACGCCATTTCGCGCCCTGAGGGCCGTCCGGCTTCTGCTCCAATTTGATGAGGAACAGCATGCCGTCACGCACCCTGCAACCCACCAACGCGGTGGAATCATCGGACACGGAGCCATCGAAGCCCAACGTGATTTCATCGGTGTCGGAGACCACCTGCTGCCAAGCGTCGTTCAACCGGTTCAGGTCACGAGAGGCGATGGCCTTGTCCACAATGTCACGATGAACCGCATGCGATTTGATCATGTCCTCGGTCAGCCACGCATCCACGGCGGAAGCCAGCGAGTTCAAGTAGAACCTGATCGCGTTGTTCGGATCATATGCGGGGTCGAGAATCTTCTTCACGGTTCGCCGCAGATCGCACCAACCGTACTTCGAGGGGCCGGGCTCCACGCCCTCGTCCCTCAACGACCAGCCTTCGGCGGAACGCCCATCGGGGCCGACCGGCACCATGCGCCCATCGGGAAGGAAGATGTAATCCTTGCCGTCAGGTGATTTCATCGCGGAACCGTACGCCTCGTAGATCGCATGCTCAAGCTTCTCGTCGTCGGCGAAATCATCCAACGCCAAGTCGGCGTAACGATGGTCGAACAGCAGGTCCTCCCAGCCACGCAGACGGCCCTCCATGAGATCATGCGCGGTCTTGAACGCGCGTTCGGCCACGCTGTCCTCGCCCGGCTGATACATGGTCGTGGTCATCAGATACCACGGGTCTGCGGCGACGCCACGCTTCGTGAGATTCTGGGTCATGATGTCGAACAGGTCACGCAGACGCTTGTTGTTGTACTGGTGAACCTCGTCGAAGCACACGAACGTCTGCAGACCACCGTCCTTGCTTCGCGCGGCGGCTGTCGAGTATCGAATCTCCATGCCGGTCTTGGGCCACAGGATACGGGTCTTGCCCGCGTCCATGCCATCACCGGCCAAAAATCGCAGATAGCCTTCGGTGCAGTTGTAGTAGATGGTGTCGTAAACCTCGCCAGTCTGCTCCTCAGCTGTAGCCAAGCAGACCACGAGCGGCGATTTCACCGGACGGCCCATCGGCTCGCCCTTGCGATACGTATAGGTCTTGCCAAGAAACGTGTAGGTTTCCCCGCCTTTCGCCCAACCAGCGAACCGGCACGGGCCGAAAGCCTCGAACATCGCTATCTCGGCGGCGAAACCGCTCTTGTTGCAGCCTTTCGGACGTGCGAGGAACACCTGGCCGAACCTGCGCCGCCCATTACGGTCAAGCGCATAGCAGTCGATGATGAACTGGAAGTATTCGGGGGAGTGGCGGATACGCATGCCCTTCGCGTCTCCGCGCCCGATGAGCGTGAACGTCTCAATCCACCACACCGCCAGACGGCCCAGCGAACGCTGCCTGTCCTTCGCTGTCAGCTTGGGAATGACGTCATGCATCAGAGCACCGCCCGCGCACGATCATCGAAATCGTTGTTCGGGTCATCGGGAATCTGGAAGCCCACGATCCCAGCGGCCATGTCGTTGGCCTGCGACTCCTCCATCTTCAGTTTGCGTTTAGCGTCGGGGGTATCACCATACTGGTTCATGGACTGGCGCATCTCCGGGGCCAGACCGTCATAGGAGCGTTTCTTGATGCTCTTGTCCATGACGGCCAGCTTGTAGAAGAAATTCCACCACTCCCATTTCGTGCGCAACTGGCGCGCCTGAGGGGTGCGGCGGAAAGCGTCATAGTATTTGCGGACGAATGGGCTCCACACGCCGTCAAGAAGATTCAGTTCGGAAGCGTCCGGTAGTTCGGGGCCGATGGGCTCCAATTCCTCGAATGTCCAATCCTCCGGCACCTCGGCCAGCGGCGCTCCGACCTCATAGCCGCCACCCGTCTTGGGCTTCGCCGCCTTCCTTCCGTTCCCAGCCATGACTCACCAGCTTTCAGCCCATGACGGGCTTCGTTCTACAGAAGGCGCGTCAGACGTGGCGTCGCACGCACCTGTAATGGAAAATCGCCCGATTCTCGAACGATGGCGCACCACCGTCCTCGGGCGGGACAATCCACGCGGGAGTACCGGCGTCCGGACTGTCAATGTCTTTTGAAACAGGCTTGCCGCACCCCTTGCAAGTGCCATCACACTTGGCCCAGATATCAGCCTCCGTGAAAGCCCCATACGTCATGCTCCGCACAGGCTCGGGAGTCAAAGGCTCCGATTCGATAATCGGATTGGGGGCACTGGCCAATGTTGTATACGGGTGCTTCGCCCGAAACCGTTGAAACCGCTTGCGACAAGTAGGGGAACAGAAAATCTTCGAGCATCGAGTCAACTGGAACGCCATACCGCACATCGGACACACACGGGCACGGATAGGCGTCACCGGCCTACCGGAATAAGCCTTGCGATTGTAATGGCTACGGCACAATCCATCGGCCGCGGCAAGCTCGCCGCAACCCGTTACGAGACAGTCCGTCGATACGCCGGATGCGAATACCATTCCTCTTCCTTCCGACGCTCCCTGTTCTTACGACGCTGTTCGGCGGACTCCTGACAGGTTTTCTGCTCGTGATGGTATTGGCACAGGGATTGCAGGTTCTCGGAGGAGTCATCGTCATGCGACGGGTTGCGAACCTTGTGATCCACTTGATTGGCCGGACGGCCACAGATATGAGTGAAACCGAACTCGTCGGTCACCGGCCACTGGCAGCGATGATGGTCGCGCTCCAATATCAGCTTGCGAGTCCGCTCCCAACCCGGATTGAACCGTTCCCTGCGATTCGAACTCGACCAAGCCATGCCGACTCCTTGATAAAGGGGACGGTGCCGTCCGTTGCGCAGCATAAGCAGCGAGAAAAAGGACGTGTTCTGCGGTCGGACGGCACCTAGAGGCAATGGCCGGACTCGAACCGGCGACCTGACGCTTACGAGGCGTCCGCTCCACCAAACTGAGCTACAATGCCATGCCTCCCACTAGAGGAAGGCTATTCAGTTATTGCCGTACGACATGGCGTGAAGCCGCCGCCGGCGACTGGCGATGACTGAGAAGCTGTCACCGCCAAGAGCTGCCTCTTCTCAAGGCATCGCATACCCGGGAAGAATCGAACTTCCGTAACCGGTTTTGGAGACCGGTGCCTGAACCACTCGGCCACGGGCATATAGGTCGTAATATTTCGCTCGTCAGACGTCCGACCAGCCGTCTCCGCGGAGAGAGTGGGAGTCGAACCCACACGCCCGTAAGGGCAGACTGTTTTCGGAACAGTTGCCGCCACCAATCGGCTGGCCTCTCCAAATCTCGCAACGCGCCGCACGAATATAATGCGACGATCTCCGGGCGCTACCCGACGTTCTCTGCGACCGGGACACCCTAGGTATTCAACCCCAGTCCTAACAACCAGATATTTGACACTACATTGCGATTGTGGCGGCAGGGAGAATCGAACTCCCATTGCCAAAGGCAGTCGGGTTACAGCCGACGCGCACTCCACGTGCCTACCGCCAGACCCCGATTGTGGCGCGACCCGTAGGTCATCCACCCCCAGCCCCTACGTAGCAGACCAGATCGGGAAAACAAAGGCCGCTTCATAGAAACGACCTAGGAAACTCCTTCTACGACATGTAGATGAGCTAAGAATTGCGAGGTGGTGGATTGCGTTTTACCACCAACGCCGAGCATGTGATGCACTAACCGTGTACCGCTGTAGCGTTCCTCGTCACACTTCCCCCGCTAAAGGGTGCCGCTAAGCCGTGACGCAGCCTTAACCCGGCATACATGCAATCCGGGTTTATTCAGCCAACCTCATAAAGCACCAAGGGAGCGACCCTCGATACTTCGCGGACGGTGCGAGATTCGAACTCGCGGAACGCCAAAACGACGTTCGGCGGCTTAGCAAGCCACTGCAATCAACCGGACTCTGCCAACCGTCCACACCGCGCCCCGGTTCAAGAAACGACACCAACACTGTCTGTTGATGTGATCTAAAGGCACGGCAAAAACAAAACCCCGACGCCAATGGCATACGGGGTGAATAATAATTTGTCAGGAATCTGAGCCTTGCTCCAATCCCCGACAATCCATCTACACGACAGTTTACTCATAACAAGCGTTGCAACAAGCGTTGCACAGAAACCGGAAAAGACCACAGCCCGAAAACCGTTGCAATCATTGGTGCGACACACCATGTCACGCTAATTCAAAAAAGTCTTGGAGCGGCATTCACGGGCGAAACCAGACACCTAGCGGCCTTGTTTTTTATTGGGTGGGGGTACCCCTCCCGGCCCTATGTGGGCGTGTCTGATTGCCGGGTTGGGCGCGGGTGCGTATGCAGTCGTGTGTGGCCGTGTGGCCGTGCCGTGGCCGTGACGTGGCCGCGTGTGGCCGCGTGGTGTGGCCGTCGCGTGGCCATGCTGTGAGTCTGGGACGTGGTGCATGAGTGGCCGTGGCCGTCACTCTCTGCCTGACCACATGGTGTGTGGTCAGGCAACCCAACACTATGTGTGGTTTATCGTTTTTTGTCGTGTTGCCGTGGTTTCGACACGCCGAGGAATGCTAGTGGCTGCAATGGTTTTGGTGGTGGTTTGCGATACCGATTTGCACTCCGTATGGGGTGCATGTATAGTGGTAGCTATCAACCACGGAACACCAAGAAAGGAACCCCGAGATGAACACCACGGAGATTAAAGCCAAGGCCTTTAGAGCGGCGGTAGACCTAGCCACGGTATGTAAGCCCTGCACCTATGACAACGTGCTTGACCTCACGGCCATGTCCCTCGGTATCGAGATGGACGACAACGAGGAATACCCCGCCGAGCTATACCGCAAGTTTGACAACGTGTGGAATGACCTCAACAAGTAATCAGCGCGGCCATAGTGGCTAACGCTAGGGTGCAAGTCCCTAGTCGCGCACTTAGTCCCCTCTATCCAAAACTCATAGTGAGCGGCGGGTAATCAGGCGGACATGCTCATTGATAACTAAAAAGTGTTGCCGAAAGTCGGTTGTAATCTGCGTAGTGAGAGTACGTCAAACAAGGTTGCATAAATGAGTTGCGTCTACCGGCGTCTAGCCTACCGGGCTAGTGAGGATAAGAGAGCGGGTATCCGGCATGGAATTGTCCCCGCTATAGACGTTGCCACTCATGGTGGCAGACATGGAGATATCTCGATATCTTCTTGCGACGGCTAAACCGAGCGTCTGGAATTGTATAATTGGGCCCACCGATCATAAGTGAGGTGGGTTATGAGTCTAAGGGAGCTAAGGCAGAAGCGAGGATATACCCAACGTCAACTAGCCGATAAAATCGACGGAGTTGGCTATGGGCGTATCGCTGATTACGAGAATGGGCGGCGTCCGATTGAGGGCATGTCACTTGGCGTTGCGCTGAAAATTTGTGACGCTTTGCGCGTGAGTAATCCTCGCAAACTGTTAGAGGCTGATAAGCCAAAAGAAAACACTAACGATTAGTTGTTAGGTGTGTGCCCTAATCAATTCTTCGCCTGACTGTGGGCCTTGTACACAGTCGGCCTAGCTCACTGGGTTTATCCCATAGTCTAGGCACTCATAGCGTGTCCCAAGGTGGACGGGATACGCTGGAACCTGTTATATCGAAAGGTGGTGAGCCGTGCCGGTTGGCGATATCGTCGTTGACCCGCGTATCCAGACTCGACATCCCGACGTGTCCGCTGATTCGGTGCGCGTGGCATGGTCGAACGTCGTGCGGTTTATGGCGCGTGAGGATACCGACCCGTTGCGTTATGTGGCGGTTGGATACGACGAGTACGGGCGTTTGCTGGAAATGGTGGCGGTACTAGATGAGTCGGATCGTTGGCATGTGTTCCATGCCATGCGTGCGACGCCGAAGGTGCTGCGGGAACTGAAACTTTTGTAAAGGAGGAAGTGTCATGTCTTTTGTTGCGAAGGGTGGCCGTGTGGTCACTGATGACATGTTGGACAAGTGGGCCGACGATGCGGATAACGGCGAGTTCGGCGGAAGGCCGGGTGCGGTGTATTCCGGGCCTGTCGTTCCTGTCGCTCAGGCGGATGCTGTCAGTCGGACGTTTTCGTTAAGCGCTGACATGTCGGCCATGTTGGATGCCGTCGCTAAACGTCGTGGCGTGTCCGCTGATGACATCATGCGGCACGCGCTGGTGCGTGAGTTCGCGTCAGTGTGAGCTGTTCGGCGTGCTGGTTTTCCGACACGCCGATTTGTTTAAACCAAAATGATACGTTATGCTATCAATTATCAAGCCCAATCGGGCAAGACAAAAGCAAGTTTGAGAACTTAACAGTGTTTCCCTACATGCAAATGATACATTTTGCTGTCATAATTGGTTTACCTACTACTAGAGAAAGCGGGTAAGCCTATGGGACTTAAGGAACTGCGCAAACAAGCCGACTTAACACAAGTTGAGCTAGCCAAGCGCACTGGAATAGCGCGAACAATCATCAGCAGTTATGAGACCGGGCGGCGAGACGTTCGGAACATGACTCTTGAAAACGCTTTGAAGATATCCAGTGCACTCAACTGCCAACCGAGCGACCTGATGCGTTAAAAGAATGCGGCTAAGTAGCGCCAACTACCTAGCCGCGTGCCTTAAGTTGAAAGTTCTCTAACCAATCAATCAAATCGAGGCTGTGCTATCTTAGCACGCCTCACATGGAAGTGAGGAACCATGCGTAAAATTCTGGCGGCTTCAGCCGCGTTAATCACACTTTTCACCCTGTCCGCTTGCGGTAGTGATACCGCGAACATCCCGCAATGTGAGAACGAAGACGGCTCGGGTCAAGCTGGACTCTGCTACTGGGATAGTGCTCGAATGGGCAACGGACGCGGTACCGGACTGTACATCTACCAAGACGGCGTGCTAATCGGCGAACGCTACTAACTTTCAATCAGATTCAATCAGTCGCGCGGCTGTCTCCGCGCTTCATCAATTCAAGGGAGATTCAACAATGTCTATTGAGGAAATGTGGGACGCGCTGAAAGATGATTACGGTGTGTCCGAGCAGACTTTGCAAGTTGTCACCAATATCAATGGCTACAGTACCGACACCATGCATGACGTGCTGTACGCGGTAGCCGCCGAACGTCACTTCGATGGCGAGGTGGCATGATGGCACGCTACTTCTACGCTTTCCGCTGGGCTTATGGTATCGGCGCGACATGGGATGACGGGTCATGGCCGGGTGGCCTCTACGTGTTTGATTCGAGGGCTGAGCGTGACGCTTGGGTTGCCGACGACGTGTTTGATGGCAATTGGCATTGTGAGGCCATTACGGCGAAAGAGGCGCGTCATATCATGGCCGATACTGTTATCGGTTTTGATAATGATATGGCCGCACGGTACGACGGTAGCCGGTCGGCTGTCGAACGGTACGCGCCTACCGCCGAATTGGTCAGGGCATGGCGGCGTATCGACATGCAACTTAACCCAGTCGCGTATATGGGTGAGTGATCGACCATGATTGACCATTACCGTTGCAAGTCGTTTCCCGTGGCTGTTGCCACTCAATCGCATTATGAGGCCAAAGGTTATCCCGTGGAGCTAGTCCCGTGGGGTAGGGGCTACATGGTGCGAGTCCATCGTTAATAAATCGTTGTGGGGCATGGCGTTGTGGCCGTGCCCCTCTTGTTTAAGGGAGATTCAAAATGTCCATTACCGTTAAAGATGTTGCCGACATGGTGGAACGTGTTGACGAAAAACTATCGCCATTGACGCGCTATGACGGTTTCCAACCCTATGAGGGCATCTATCGCCTTGGCGACTGGGGATATGTGACGGAAACCGAATATAACAAGGCTTTCGAGCATGAAGATGGTTGGGCGCAAGACGCTTACATTTTGGACGGTAACGGTGTGAGCCATACCCGCATTAGTCAGCTAATTAACGAAGACGATACCGGTAAGGCAATTTCCGATTACATCAATGAGCGTTTCAACAATGACCAAATGGACGACGTTTTCTACACCGAAGCCACCGAAGAGGGTGAATGCTGAGAGTCTTCTAGCCGCCTACTCATTCCAGAAAATCAATCAAAATCGAATCTTTACAAGTGAGGTAAACCAAAATGAAGAAGCTGACCAATGACCCGTCGCGTAACGTGAATGCCGTGAGCGGCATGTGGGTGCGGTTGCGCAAGGATGGCTCGAAATATGATGTTCGGTATGTGAACGCTCGGGTTAGACGAGTCTGGTCACTTTCCCAGACTTCGCAGGGCACGGCGTGGAATGTTCAGGCCAAGGGAGTCCAGTATGAGGACTTTTTGAATGGCATGAGGTCAAGCTCCGTTGACCTTGAGCATGGTTGGATGCTCATACCCGATTCCGAGCGTATGAAGACAGTGCCGGTGCCGGTACCTACCGGAATGGACGCTAAAACGGTTGGCGGCATTGTCGCGCACCCATCGATCGATGCAAACTGGAAGTGTGAGGAGGAACGCTTCACGAGCAATGTTCAGTGGCCGGTGCCTATGCCCGAGGACGCGATATTGGAAGACGAGTTCATGGATGATGAACCCGCGCCGGATACACAGGAGATTCCCGAAGTGCCGCCGAAGGTGAACAGTTTCGCCGTCTCCTATTGTACGATGCCTGACCTGATGATGGCTAAGGAATGCCCCGAATTGCAAGGTTTGGGCCCTATCCGTCACTTCCGTACCAGCAAGGGCCGCAAGGTGGCCTACGTTGCTTCGGCCAATGGCAGGTGCGTTGTCGCCTACCGTGCCCGTTATGAGCGTGGCAGTGACAGGCAGTTGGAAAAGGCGGTGGCCGATTACGTGGCTACCGTCCGCGACAAGTGGGTTAAGGCGGCGTGACATGAGCGAGATTCGGGAGAAAGCCGTACGCCTGTTGTTGCAGGCGGCTTACGAGATGGCCGCCGATAACGCGGATAGCGTGGCGGATATCTTCGACTGCCAGCATGGTTTTATCGATGATTTACGCCGTCGTGCCATGCTGAAGCTGGACAAGCCATACACCGCGCCGGACTTCGATACTGCGGAACAGCAGATAGCCGAAACCGGTTTGTCGTTGGACATGCTCGACAAGAGGGCGCGTGAGGCGTTCTCACAGAAGTATTCCACCACGTATGACCGGTATGAGTGCGCTATCGGCTGGTGCATCGACGACATGCTGGGGTGGGAATGATGGAAGTCAAGATACCCACTAGCAAGATTCGTGAGGTTCTGGAGTCCTCTGGCTATGCGTATACGCCGGATAATATCGCGGCGGTACGCGCAAACATTCCACTCCACACGTCTGACCTGATTCTGGCGGCATTGAACGCCACCGATTTACCCGACAAGCGGTTTGCTTTGCCGCTGTTCTAAGGAGCTTTTCAAATGACCACTTACTATATGCAAGACAAGCATGACCATTACCGTTACACTCGAATCAGCAAGCCCCGCGCCTACTGGGAGTGGCTGACCTACGCAGTGGAATGGCTGGTCTGCTGGCATGAGATCAACCCGTGCACGTTCCATCACTTCGGTTGGCGTTTCTGGCATTGGGTGCCTTGTTGGGCCTATTGCGAGGCGATGGAAGGCGGCGATATTGCGGAGCAGTCCTATCTTGACTCATTTCGCAAGGTGGAGTATTCCGACAATGGCCGTGTGGCGGTCATCCGCGCCTATTGATTCCTGCCGCCTGGCGTTTTCCTCACTTCCGCTGGGCGGCATCCCATACCTATAAACCAAACCAATACTTTTTAGGAGATTATTATGAGCGCCACTATCAAACTTACGTTGAGCGACTACAGCGTCCGAGAACGCTTGGACGGCTGGTGGCGTATCCCTACGGTCGCCCAATACTTGTATCCCAATGGCGAAACCCAACAGTTCATGAACATGCTGGACGAACTGGACGGCGTGGTACACGATACTGAGGCACAGTATGAAGACAGGTTCTCGTTCGATGATTACGCTGATTTTCTTGAGAGTCTGGCACCTGAATATCGCAAGGCGTTTCCCATCGCGCCGGACGGGTGGAAACACAAGGCGGGTGAGATTTACATCTACTGGTAAAAATTCGGATACTATTCTATCCCAATATGGTATATAATTGATACCATCTATTAACCGTTAAGGAGGTTGTTATGGGTAAGCTGGTCGCCAATATCGATGATGATGTCAAGGCGCGTGCCGCCGCGCTCTACGATTCCATGGGCATGAGCCTGAGCACCGCCGTCAACATGTTCCTACGCCAGTCTCTGGTGGACAACGGGTTGCCGTTCAAGCCGACGCGGCACACGCCGGACGGTTACCCGGTGCCGCCTGTTCACAATGCATACATGTTCGAGCGTTCGGAGAAGGGCCATGTGATACTGCCCGCCGATTGGGATGATTCGGAGGATGATGTCTATGACCAGTACGCCAAATGAACCGCGCCTGTATGACGTGTGGCTGATGTGGGTCGAGTTTCCCGACCATCCCGGTATCGGGAAGCCGCGTCCGGTGGTTATCACCGAGGTTGACGGCGATCTGGTGTCGGGTATCGTGGCGAAGATAACCGGCAACACTGATTGGGATGAGGCCGGTGACGTGCCGCTGCTCGACTGGAAGGCCGAGGGGCTGTTGAAGCCGTCACTCGTGCGCTGTTCGCAACGCTTCTACTTCAACAGGAGCGAACTGCTGCAATGGTTCGGACGACTCTCGTTGAGGGACGCGGAGCATGTTAACGACGGGTTGAAAGCCACATTGGACATTCCACCATACAGGCGAAGCGTATAGCCGTTATCGTTTTCATGCCTCATGGACTTGTTCTATGGGGTCATTCTTATAGAAACCATCATTTAGAACCGCATCATAGGGCTTTCTATGGTGCGGTTTTCACATAAATCAGCATTTAGACGGGACTTTAGAGCGTTCTATTGTTCCGTTAATCGTTTTACCGGACAATAACAAGGGAGTTTCCATCATGGATGAAGAAACCGAAGTCTACACGATTTACCAGCGCGTGACGCAGATCGAGAAGCGTCACGTCACCGCGCCGAAAGGCTTGACGTTCAACCAGTTGAGCGACTGGGTTGACGAAAACGGCGTTGGAGACCTGTTGGACATTGACGAACTGGACAACGATATGGTCAGCGCCGATTACGAGGACGGCTCTCATGTCAAGAGAAAGTGGGCGAATTGATTACCGCAATCTACCGTTATGAGCGTTTCGACCCCGCCGTCAACAAGGAGTTGTGGCGACGCATACCCGGCTGGAAACTACGTTTCACGTGGCTGAAAGCATGGCTGGAACACGATAAGGCGGCTCGAATCGGCTATAAAGCGTGGTTGTACGCGCGTGTTTCGAGTGGCGGCGAATGGCTGACCGGCGACATGCTGGACTGGAATCAGGAGATTGTCAAATGAACGATTATTACAAGTTCCTCGGCTACACGGCCGATTATCGAGCGCGTTACGAGCGTATGACGTGGTGGAAGCTGCGCCGGCAATGGTTCAAGGATGTTATCGACGCGGTGAAACGGAAACTGACCCGTCGAGACGATACTAATCTTCGTGCCGTTCTCGACTACAAGGAATGGCGAAGCAATCAGGATTTTGAGAACGGCTACTGGTTCAACGGAAACGAGGTAATCAAATGAGTGAAACGAATGACACGGCATTAGACCATGCCATGAACTCGTTGCGTCTGTAGCAGCACGCGAAACGTATGGAGAACGCGCTACGCGAAGTCTTGAAATATTACGACGAAGCAGGGGAGGCCGGCGAAAACTATGTGCTTGACCCGGATAATCTCACCAAGTTCGCCGCCGATCTGTGCAAGGAATACGAGAAATCTTGATACACTGGAGGCCACGGGACTCTCTTGTGGCCTTCTGGGAATTAGCGAACCAAGTACAAGAGGCATGATGTTTCGTCATGCCCGAATATTCTTTCAGGAGGAACTATCATGTCCATCAAAACCACCATCGTCCACATGCCCAGCGGAAAATGGCGTTTGGAAACCCGTCAAGGCGCATGGCCGATAAACCGCAATTGGAATGGGTTCAACACGTGGCCGGAATACGATCACAAGCCTACGAAAGAGGAAGTGGATGTGTTCGCACGTGAACTGTTCAAGGCCATGTTCGGTGTGGAGCCGATATTCATTGGTATGGAAGATGACGAATACGAATACGATTCCCGTGCCGGTCTTTGACGGATAAGTGGAAAACGTGGGCCCGATTATACGAAAACATGCTTTTCATTCACTGAAACCCGTGAAGATCAATAAAAAATAGATTTTCACGGGTTTCAAGCTATGATAGGCGTGTTATAAGACGCCGCTGCCTCTCGTGGAAGCGCACTAGGGCGGCATTCTTATTCCTCCTTTGCCGATTTGATGGCTCCGTCCAGAAATTCCATCGTGCAGCGGAACAGTTCGGATTGCACGTATGCGACAAGCTCATTTGAGACCGTCATGTGCTTGCATGCCTTGGCCTTGTGTCGGTATCCGAGAATCTCGGCGTTGTACAAGCCCATCGCAGCATGCACGCATTCATGGCTGACGATATGCGGCAGCAGGTGTTCGCGGCTCAAATAGATCACGCACATGGGGGAGTTCCCGTATTTCACCACATTGGTCTGCGTGTCGATTGGCGCGGACTGCATGAGGGTGATTCCGGCTGTACCGTTTTCGAACGCGGCATCTCCAATCGGCCTGTCGAGGTCATCGGATTCGATGGAGGATTCCACCGAGTCGATGCAGGCGGCTCTCCGCATGGTTTCCTCGGTATCGTACACGCGGACTTCCACGCTGACCTTGTGCGCGAACTCGGTCAGGTCGATGATGCACCTCTGATGGGGAAACAGCGTCTCAGGTTCCTTGGTCAATGTTTTCTCCGATTCTCGATGATGGCGACGGCCCCCAGTAGGAGCGTGAACAGGATGATTGGGATCGCGCTCATTGCCCGCCGTGAATGGTTTTGCGCGCATGGTTCAGCTGCTCCGTCAATGCGGGTGTCATTGCGGCCAAATGCAGCGAAGCGGTCAGCATGTGCACGATCATGTAGCTGGCCCACGCATTGCAGCAGGCGATCATGCCCTGCTGCCTGAATGGTCGTCATAGTTCCCCCTTGGCTTTGCGCGTGTAGTATTCCTCAGCGGTCAATAGTTCACGTGGGTGGAGGCATTCGACCATTTCGTGCCATGAATAGAATGTACGGCAATGACTCGCTTCTCCGTCGTACCATCCCACGCTTAACGGCTGAACGGGCTGGCCAACCCTATTGAGAACGAGAAGGATTCGACACCAGCCAAAAGAGGTTTTCAGCCAGTATTCACCTGAATCAAACGGCATGTAATAGCCAGCCAGCCCAATCTTCTTAGGCGCGGGACGGGTGGCATAGGCGAAACCGAGGAGCGAGACCACGAGCATAGCTGTCGGGCCTGTCTCGAACCAGTAACGAACTTTACCTTCATTGTCCCGGACTTTCCGCCCTCCCCAACCGGCGCAGACTCCAGAAGTGCCTACCTCAGCCTGACACTTGTTTTCCGTAAAGCGGATGAACTGGTACACGTTCGTACTGCCTTTGACGTGAATCAGGTCGCCGGGCTGTAGGTCTTCCCATGCGACGCGAATCTTCTTGCTCACCTGTGGTCCTCCTTGCCGATATCGCTGAATCGTGTGTAAAGCCGGTCGTTCACGACATACGTGTTGTAATCATCCTGTTGGATGTACCACCAGCGTTTTTGATGGCCAGCCTTCAAATACTCCTCGCACGTGTGGTCGATAGTGTTGTCGGGGTTGACCTTCTGCCTGAACGACAATTCATCAACCACGTTGCTATCGGCCACGAGACCGGCTATCCGGTCGATACGCTCCGGCGTGAAATCGGGAGTGACCACGTACACGACACGCACCTTCTGACCGTCGAACCATTTGCGGGGCAATGCCAACGCCACGTCATCGGACAAGCTCGTGGGACGCATGTGATACACCACGCGGCTGAACCTGACCTGCTGCATGACTTGAGCCACGTTGCGTCCGCATTGGAAGTAGCTGGTGTGCATCTCGGTTTCCGTAAGACAGTCTCCGGCCCTGCGTATCGCCTCCCGGTAGAAGGCGACACGTTTCGACGCTTCCGGCTCGCGCATGGGGAACAGGGGGTCTCCGCCGCCGCTGAAGCTCAGGAACCTCATGGGGTGGCGTTCGCTTTCACGGCTGATGGTCCGCAGCGTGGCCTGCATGTCCGTCACCGGCACGTTCAATCCGGTTTTCCTTACGATGCAGTAGGGGCATGTCCAATGACAGCCGAAATTCGTGATAACCGAATAATGTCCGTTCATTGTGTTTCTCCGATCAGTTGTTCCATTTCACTCACGTTGTCCTGCTTGCGTTTCAACGCATTGCAGCGACGTATCCACTCGTGTTTGCGCTTATAGACGTTTGTTATCTCCACATTGCTCAACAGTTCGTTGCATGAGCAGACAAGCTGGGGAATATCCGACTCCGAGTCCGTTTGCACGACGGGTTTCTCCCCGCAGACAGGGCATTCGGGAACCGGCTCGTCAACCACTGCCTTCAACCGTCTGCAACCGGTATTCCACTTCTGAACACTCTCGTCTTCAAAAAACGAGGCGAACGAAAGGATGCTTTCGACGTGATCGCACCATTCCAAGAGCTGCCACGAGTCTTTTTCCAGCCAGTAGTCGCGGTAGTTGCGGGTGACGCACACATGCTTCAGTTTGGGTACGAGTCCGCAGATGGGGCATGGTTCCACTACCGGTGGTTCAGGTTCCGGTTTTTCGACCGGTTCCGGCTCCTCCAAGTGCAACAGTCGTTTCAGCCGGTTCACATGCCCCTCGATTCCATCGACTCGTTGAACGCCTTCTGAAACGCTTCAACCCCGGCTTTAACGGCCTTTTCGACGGAACCGTCGGGCGGCAGCGTCACTGTCACGTGCGCGCATGGTCGCATGTCGTCGCCTATGCACACGCTGTCCGGTTCCAGTTCGCCCACCACCGGGACTTCCACGGTGAACGTGGCTAGTTGAAGCGCCTTGGAGTACAAGCTCAATTCCACTTCCGTGGTGCCAAGATTGATGCTCATTGAGTAATCTCCCTGTGTCCGAGGAACTTGTTGACGAAGAACGTCTGACCTTTGCCCGTGACTTTCGGCGTCTTGTTGATGGTCGTGTGACCGTCCGAGTGAACCACGGTGGTTTCCTTGATCTCGAACAAGCCCAATTCCATAGATTTCTGCGTGGGCATGTTGCGAGAGCTGCCGGTTTTCATCAGCCATCCGTTGTCCCTCAGCCACGCGAACAAGCGAGTGCCGCCAATATCCACGCCATTGCCTTTCAGGACTTTCGCCAAGTCGCCCACAAGGATGCTGGTCTTCGAGGTTTCCACAGCGTCAGCGAACAATGCCTTGGGACGCATCCGTTCGACCTGTGCTTGGCCCTTCTCCTTTTCCGCCCGCTCCTGTTTGATTTGCGTGGCAAGCCGGATAAGGAAGTCGGGTTCGGTGACTGCCTTTTCCAAAGTCGATTCGGTCATGTACGCACCATGCCTGCGAATCGATGGCAGCACCTCATGCGTCACCCAGCGTTTGAACTCGCGAGCCTCGGGCTTGCGGCTGCGTAACACGAGGGAGTACAAGCCGGACTCGGACACGAAAACGGGTGCCTTGCCGCCGTTCTGAGCAATATCCGTACTACGAATATTGGTGATTTCATCGGCATCGAGGTATTCCCGAATATGGTTGGTGGCCGTACCGAGAATGGTGCATACGTCCGCTCCAAGGAACCACGGGTTGCCGTGTTCGTCGGTTAGGACACGCACCTGAATGCCGTTGAAGTCAAATGGTTGAATCTGATTGCTCACTTGTCGTCTCCTTCCTTGGATTGGTTTTGCGAAACCTGCATGATCTCCCACACGTCCGCGTCCTCCGACAGGCCGGACGCGAGACGGTAGAAATCACTGAACCGGTAAAGCGGATTGCTGTACGCATCCTCGCCCTGCTGGGGCAACTGGCCTCGATGTATCCAACTACGCAAAGTGCTGCGGTTCACGCGCATTCCGCACGCCTTGATGATGTCCAACAGTTCGCCGCGGGTCCTCACCGCCTCCGATTGGAGGAGACGTTTCACCCGTTCCGCCCTGATAAGGGCGACCGGCATACTGAAACCGCATTTCGGGCATTTCGCCGTCTCCGCGTCCGCGTAGCAGGAGAGCTGGCCCAAGCACTTGTCGGCGGGGCATGAGCCGTACAATACGGTTTCCCCGTCATCGTCCGTGAGAAAACGACGCAGCTTGCGCGTCAGACTGTGCACCAGTTCCGCGTACACGGGCGTGCTGGAATGCTCCACGAGTTTCGGATGATTGGCGATACGGTAAACCATGTCCGATAGCGGCGTGGACTCGGGCAGATTGATTTTCAGACTGCGCATCCACTCGTACAACGTGCCTTGCAAACCCGGATAACCGTGGTCATCGTCCACGTACAGCAGATCATGCAGGGCCTCTCGCAACGGTGTGGGCGCGGTGCCGGATTGACCGCCGCCACCGTTCTTGTGCCCGTAAGCGCGGTTGATGCGATACTCGCACAGGTCAGGCAGACTGCGTTCCAACCATCGCAGGTCGCCGGTCAACTGGCTGGCGTGCTTGTCGCACAGGAGATTCAGATTCGGTTCGACGCCATGTCCGATAAGCGGCGACGGCGCGTCGGTGACGATATCCCGCCAGCAACCGTGGTAGCGGCAGAGCCTCGTAGTTTCAGTGGAAAAAGACAATAGTGACCTTGACCTTCGGTTTTTTTGAAGGTCTCGGACGTGTCAGCAACTCCCAATTATGCCATCAAACCGGTCATGATTCAGCCGGACGGCGTGTCGCCAGAACCTCGTCCAACGCCACGCCCAAACCCGGATTGAAACCACCACCCTCACGCCTGCGCTTGGGTTTCGCGGGCGGCAAACGCAACGGGTCACGCGCGGCCAACGCCACCCGTCGAGACTCGTCCGAGGAACGGCCCATCATGCGCTGCCGGCGATACAACCACGCCTGATCTTCCACCAGTCCCAGACGTTCGCACTCCCGGCCTATCTGCGCTTCGGACGGTTTCGCACCGTTGCGCAGCTTGCGGACGATGCCGTTGATGTCGCCGGAACCACACCAGCGACCCGTGCTGTTGTCCGCGTAGAAGCGTCGAACGGCCTCACGCGCCTCTGCTGCCGTGATATCCGAACGCAGTTCCGAATAAAAAGCGTCAAGCTGAACATCATCCCACTGAGCGTTGCCGTGATGCGCGTTAATCAGCGACAACAACGCCGCCGCCTCACCCTTGCTGAGCATTGAGACCTCCCTGCGAGTATCGGGCACGCTCCTCCTCGGTCATGTACTGCCAGGTTTTCGCCATGTTCGCTTCGAGATTCTGCTGGCTGCGGGACTTGACCGGCTGGACTTGCCGGGCCCTTGGGGTCTCCGGTTTGGGTTTCTCCCAGTTGCGTGCATACAGTTCCCCGCCGATGAACCGGCTGAACGTCTTCACGAACCGTTCCTCGGTGGCCCCGACATACGCTCGGGTTTTGGCTTCAAGAAACTCGCACGGGTCAGCCTCGCCGGCGGCTTTCACGATCTTGGGCCATTCGATTTCCAACTGCATTCGAGCCTGAGAGGTCTTCCCGTCGAACCTGTTCGTCGGGTAAATACGCTCAAGACTGTCGAGCAGTCCATCGAAGTCAGGCTTTGAGGGGGTAGGGGGAGTTGAATTATCTTTAGATAATTCATTCTGGTGTTCTGGTGTTCTGGTGTTCTGGTGTTTGTCCCGATTCAGACGTGATTCAGCCGTCTGAAAGTCATCTGAATCGGAGGTTTTTACCTCGTTTTTATTTTTACGGTAATTTTCAGCATTGCTTTCACGCTTCTTTTGTACCTGTTCGCGACTGCGATTGTGTATAAGATAATCGTGAATATAGTACCCGTTGTTCCCGTCCGGTTCGATCATGCCGACATTGCATAGTGCTTCAAGTTCTGAATCGGTGATATCCAGCACGTAAAGCGCATCATCTTCACTGATATGACCGTCTGAAAGATTATCTCCGCAGAAGGTAAGCATCATCGTGAACGCACCTATCGCGCTCGGGCATGTGTGCCTGAGTTTTCGCACCTTGCGATTCATGTAGAAGCCGTTGACGAGCTGCACGTATCCGCGCCTTGCCATCGGTCAATCTCCTTTCCGGGCTGGTTCGCGTCCTAGTCGAGGGAGAGCGGGAAGAACGGTTCCGGCTTGTCGAGCTTGTACCCGCAGTAGGGGGCATGTCACGTAATATGTGCCCACAGTCTCGCCGCAGTGGGCGCATTCCACGTATCCGATGCTCATGATTTCTCCTTGACCGGTTTGCAGTTGTGTGGCGCTTGTGAGATTCTGCTGGTCTGGCATGCGTATGATCGGCTGCCGTCGCGGAGGATGATGGTGTTCGCCGTTTCTTCAGCCCAGCCGAGATAGGCAACGAGGGCGAAGAACAGTACGGAGAACAGTACGGCGGCGGCGATGGCGAGTGTTGCGGCCTTGCCAATGCAACTCATTCGTTTACCGCCTTCCGCGCCAGTGCGAGTAGTTCCTTGGCTTGTCGGATATATTCCTCATGGAAGCCGGGAATCTCACCGGCATAATTCCATGCGTCATCCTCGTCTTTCGCCGCGTAGCTATCGACGCCATCCCATTTGCAGCTGTTCCAGCAGAGCCGTCTCGCCACGGCCTCAATCTCTGCATTCGTGGGTGGTGCGTTGCGGCCACGCAGGTAAGCTTCCTGCAAATCGTCCGTGTCGCAGTAAAACTGTTCCTTGACATGCGTTCCTTCCCAGTAGCGGGTCGGATACGCCTTCTCAGCTTCATCATCCGCGATGCTCATTCCCACATCTCCGTTTCGTCGTTCCTGTAGTTCTTGCCTTTGCTTCTGTTTATCCCGCCCCATACGCCTTGCAACGGGTAGCCGTTTATCCGTGCATGTTCCGCCGCGTGGCGGGGAAGAACAGGTCAGGGTCCATGTCCCGGCAAGCGGCCTTGTCACGCCAGTCGCCCATCTCCGGCCTCCCTCACATCGGGGCTTATCGCGTCGTCCCTGTATGGGGTAGCCACGCCCGCGCAGCCGGGACAATAGCGGAAATCCGGTTTGATTCGGTTGCCCTCGATGGTGAACCAGTCACGGCTCATGGACTGGCCGCATCGGGAACAGTCGAAGCTGCTGTCCGGGTCGATGAGGCTCGGCCCGTTCACGTCATCCGGGTTCTCGTTGGTCATGTCCGGGCGGAAGACGACTCGCTGATGGATCACAAGCGTGGACATGTCGGTCAACGGCGCGGTCTGCTCATGGTTCTTGAGTTTCGTCCGGTACTCGTAGACCTGTTGGCGTGACACTCCGGCGCGCTCCGCGATCTGCTTCGGCGTCAACTCATCCTCAGAGATAAGCCTCAGCAGCGTGCCCAACGTCTCGGCGGAGAGCTTACGATATCGGCGGGTCCCGCTCATCGTCTACCTCTCTCCACCAGTTGTGACAGCATGGCGGTGGTATCAGTCCTGCTCATTTCGTGTCCTTCCAATGTTTTTCACGCCAGTCGGCTACAGCCTTGCGGTCTTCGTCTGTTAATCCCTCATGGCACTTGAACATGACAAGGCTGAGCGCGAACTCGTAGCCTTCGCTCCACTTGTCAGGCACGCCATGCACATGGTTCTCGTCGAAGAGGTAACGGCAGTAATCATGCAGTTCGTCAATCGTCATTTCGCGTCCTCGCTTTGCTTGGTGGTTTCGGTTTCATGTTCATCGAATGGGACTGCCAGCTTCACGTGGCTGTTCATGATCGCGATGCGAGCCGGATCTTTAAACCACGTAATGCCTTCGACATAATCCACGTATCCGCAAGCAAGCCCATAAATCCCGTCACAGCGTTCCGCCCATCCGCTTTTCAGGTAGTATGTTTCGTTCGTATCAAGTTCCACGCGCAGACCCATGTCATGCGGGAGGAGTTCTAACACACCGCTCATTTCGTGTCCTCGCTTGTGAGAATCGCTAGTATGGTGTCCTCGCATTCCGGTTTTGGCAGTGGTTGCGGTGTGCTCATATCCTCGTAGTACTTGTTTAGAGCGTGCAAGCTTGTTTGCGTGTCTGGGTTGTCGGAATCGTAAAATACGGTCAGCCAGTCATACTGTGAGTTTTGCACGTATCGCAAGTGCAGTGGACAGAAGAATCGCGGCTCATTATCATTTGTGAACAGGCACAACCAGTCTTCGTCGTCGGTAATGTCCATGATTGCGTTTTCCTCGCTCGTTGCCCAGAAGTCGTACTGCATGCAACAGCCCGGGTAGTCACATTTTGCCAAGTAGGTTGTTCTCACTCTCATGCTCATTTCCTGTCCCTTTCCCAAATATTCTCAACCATCCCGCACCACTTATCCCATGCTTCCTCTCTCGTATCGGCATAAGGGGCTTCCAAGTGGGTGCAGAAAAACATGTAGCGGCCTCTCCATTCGAATATGAGCGGGACACATCCGTAGAGGGGGCAGCAGTGCCGAATCTTCGATGCTAGATTGAACATGTTCGTCTCCTTAAATCTCGTATGAAGTTGTGGCGGCTTCGCCAGTCCGAGGGCGTGCCGCTCGTCGCCGTGAGCAGCACGCCGTCATCGAATATCTTCCAGTGGCCGCTGCCGGCGCGTACCACCGTGTAGCCGTGCGAGGCTATCCAATGCATGAGTTTGCGGTCATCTCCACGCGCGGTCATGCTTTGAGCCTCATCTTCAACGCGAGACCATTCTCATGCACGCCACCGTTGTCGAAGCCCATGAAACCGTTGAATAGTTCGTATTCGAGCAATACGGTGTCCACGCGGAACTCGTCGTACTGATGGTTTTTGATGCGTTCCATGACAAGCCTCATCGATGCGACGGTATCCCTGCGGTCGGCCTGTATGGGAATGAGATACGGCCAAAGATTCCATTCGCCCGGATGATCGTTCAGCCAACGGGCGAAATCAACGAGTTTCCTATCTTCCATCATTTCTCCTTAGGAGCGTTCCCTCACGATATAGTCCGGGTGTTCCCGGCAATAGTCGTATATCAGTTTCAACCATGCGATGGCGCTGTCCACGCTGCCCCAATAGTTCGGCGGATTGTATTTGCCGCGCAAAACATACAATGGTTCCAAGTAGATGTCTTTCAACGCCTTGTCGATACGGGCTGCGGCCTCCCCGGCCGTCAACCCGTCCAGGTCATGCTTAGGATGGACCTTGTAATCGGTGAAAAACGCGGATAGATTATACGTGTAGTTGAAATAATGGCCATGAGCGGTCCGCACATGCTCGCCGTCCCGTTCGCATACGTCAAACCATTCCGGTTCCGGCACATCCTTGTCCACTATGAACAGGTCGTAGCTTATTCTTCGTCTCCTTCGATGATTCCATGTCCTGCTATCAATGCGAGGGTCTTTAAGTCGGTGAGCACGGGCTGGTTGTCCATGCTTGACAACGTGTTCAAGCCGAGACCCTTCTGTTTGAACACGACGAACCAGTAAGGTGTGTCCGCGTTACCCGCCTCGGTACGGCCCTCCTGCATCCACTCCTTGAGTCTCCCCGTATAGGTGCTGTAGTTTTTACACTCCAATACGACCGGCTGGCCGTGGATACGCAGACCGGTGATATCGCCCTGGTCTTTCGTCCCATGCAACACCTCACGGTGTATCGTCTGCTCGCTGTCACCCAACCGGGCGCGCAAATAGTTGACCACCTTGGATTCAAGCAGTGTGCCTTTGGCTTTCTGTCGGCTCATTCGTCCATCCACCATTCAGTCGGGTCATCGTGAAACTGGCAGTCCACGCAGTCCCCGAATACGTTCAAGATTCCTCCGCAGTACGGGCAATGCTCGTACTGGACGGGCAGATAACTCGGTCTCATAATCAGAACTCCGGGTTGTCTCGTAGTCGTTTTTGCACGTCCCCGCGCATCTGCTCGATCACATCGACCCGAAGTCCGGTAGCCAAGCGAATCTCCTCTGCCGGACGGTTCGAGTCTTCAATGAGCAGTTGCCATGCTTTACTTTTCGCTTTGCTCAACATGAGCCCCCTTCTCCAAATTAGAGCTGATACGCACCCGATAGTCGGTGATGCTCCAAGTCAGATGGTTCAACTGCCAGACGGTGAGTCCAAGAAAAACCAGCAGACCGAACGCTTGAACAATGGCCATCATCGTATTCTTTGACGTGATGCCCACCGCGAGGGAGAACGAGCAAAACACGTCCCACCCCAAATACCAGTACACGGACCATAATCCGGGTTTGCTGCCGTCACGTCGTTCGTAAACCGTGACCATATCCTTGTCACTCATTTCGATTCCTTCTTCGCGTTTTGAGACTACTTACGCTCATGATTCCTCCTTGAGCGTGGCGACATATGCGATGGCCTTGCGTTCACGC